AATGGTCGAATCACCGAGAATCCTTTCCACAGCATCGATCCGTGGACGACCTTCATTCGTCCAGTGTTCATCGTTCTTTGGGTTCAGCTGCTTCAGCGCGTCGAGAATGCCCTGCGGCTGCGCCGCGCTCCCGTCATTCCCGGCGTTTGAAGATCCATCCCTCTCGGGAACTTCACTTCCCCTTCCATCAGCCGTGGCTCCAGCTGCTCCGCTGCCGTCTGCCTCGGGTACCTCGGAAGACCCCTGTTGTCCCGATGAAACGTCAGATGGAACTTCCGACCCCGGCCTGGCAATCGTCTGCGTGTCACGCTTGCCATCGGCTTTCGCCTCCTTCTTGCGCTTGGCCTCCTGATAATCCAGCCCCTGATAATGGGCCAGCGCCATGCTACCTTCCTGGAATGCCTTGTATGTCTTGCCCAGGTAAGTGCAAACGCCTTCGATGTTTTCGCTGTCACCTTCTACGAAAGTGACCCCATCCACGAACTGGTATCCTCCCAGAGCGACCGTTTGTCCAGCTCGTCCTCCAGTAAGAACCAATTTACGTCGAACTCGGTGTCCCATGATTTATGCTCCTCTCAAGTTCGCCCAACCCACTTCACTGTGGGTCGTAGCCAGGTATCTACCGAAAACACAATGACCAGAGCAGAAGCAATCGCGCCTTCATCAATGATGAGGGAAAGAAGTCCAGGGATATTGCTATCCTGATCAAGCCGAACGCCACCCTCATAACGTTTCGGTGGATAGATGTAAAGCTCTACTGTACTCTCTCCCAGATTATCACCAGTGTTCGAAAGCAACAACGCATTCGAAGCTCCAATCCATGACGAATCCCAGCCAAGGCAATCGCAGATACCATCCGAAATTGCTTGACCAATCTCGTCAATCGTGTCCACAGTCCCTTCAGCCGTGTAAGAAATATCAACAGACGTCCCGTCTGTTTTATGTACCCATATAATAAAGCGCCAACCCGTCATGGCTCCAGCCGTGTTGATCGTTGGCGCTTCAGTCAATTCAGTGATTGTGGCATCAGCCCAAGAACTACCTCCCCCGACACGACGTGAGTTCGCCAATGCACGTGCGTCAGCCGAGGAAGAAGCTGATATGACCAAAACTTCTTCCCCGGCTATGCGTGTCTGCATCGGCGAAGCACGCTGCACCAGGTAGAGAGCCATTCTAGGACTTCCCTGCCACCCAGACCTTGGGTACGAGCAGCGTATCTGCCGCGAAAGTGACCGTCAAGTCATCCGTCGCGTTGCCCTCATCAGTAATGGAGGCAACGAAACCGGGAATCGCAACATCGCTGTTGGTCTGTTCGCCCTGGGCATTCTGCACGAGCGGAGGAAAAACCTCACACGTACAGATCTTATCACCCAGATCATCGGCACCGCTTCCTGCAGCTACGGTCAATGCCTGCGTGGTGCTGTTATAGGCAGCACCACTGATGTCAGCATCCAGGTTGATGAGCGTAGCGAGTGCGGCACCGATCTCGTCCAGCGTATCCTGGCTGGCCCCGGTTGCCGTCAGCTCGAAGACTTTCGGAACCGTAGTCTGTACGACGATCTTGAAGCGCCATCCGGTCAGCGCTGTCGCCGTATTGACGTTGATCTCCGTGAGCTCCGTAGCCGTGGCATCACTCCACGGACTGTCGCCCGTGAAGTGGGACGCAGCCATTGCCTTCGCGTCATCGCCGTCAGTGGCAGACACGATCATCGTGTTCACGCCATTCTTCAGCGTCTTGACGGTTGAAGGTAATGCTACTGAGAAAAGTGCCATGGTACTGTCTCCTTATTGTTCAGCCCAGGGGAGGCCGAAGCCTCCCCCATCCTTCAGCTCCTAGGCAGGGATGATGCCCGGAGCCATCGCCAGGCCCTTTTCGCTGAACAGCGCGAGACCGGCGTACCACTTGACACGCCAGATGTGCTCGTCCGCTCCTTCCGCGATTCCAACATCTTCGACGACGATGCCGCTGGCCTTCTCCGCCGTCAGTCCCGAAAGTCCGTTGGACCTGGAACCGTCGTCGAAGGTACCGGCGAATACGGTGGAGGCGTTGGTGCTGGTGCCCTGGGTCTGGTCGATCGGCACATAGTCGTTTCGGAACATGGGCACGTTGCTGTACCCGATGACTTCCGAACCGTCCGGCAGTTCGACTACTTCGTTAACCGACGCACCACCCAAACCACGGAGCAGAGACCGATAGGCCCTGCGAGTGCGGGAATGTGCGGCGAAGTAGTCTACCATGCCGTCCTTGACCGTGACCAGATCGATCAGCTCGTCGAGGATCTCGAACGAAAGCACCTGACCATTGGTCGCACTGGCGCGAGTCTGCCCAGCAGCGCAGAGATTGATCAGCCCGTCGAACTGGTCGCCGGTACCGGTACCGTTGATCAGCATGTGCTGATAGATCCTGCCACAATGCTTGGCCTTGGATGCGATCTGGACCGAAGTCTGGTCGTTGTCGCTCGAGCGCGTGGCCTGGATCAGACCGTTGACTTCGGCGTCGCCGAGAATCGTGGTCAGGCCGCTATAGACTTCGGTGAAGGTTGCCGCTGCCTTGGCCGCAGCGGTTTCGCCGGGGATGGGGTTCTTGTCTGTGGAGTCATCGATGGTGTCCCCAACACCAAACACACCGGCTCCACCGAGAGCGTTCTCTCGGTTGTACTTGATTGCATTTCCGTCGATCCCGTCGAACGGCAACGCAGCGTACATCTGGTTGACGATGATTATGTTCTCGATGACGCCAGCCACCAACTCGTCCTGAGTGAGCTTGGCGCTTTCATCTAACGTCACGGATGCCATTGTTAATCCTCCTCGGATGAATTCCGATTACACATGAAGCCGAATCACTCGACTGATTCGCCTCTCCTCGGATCACCCTCGGTAGGCTAACTACTTGGATCATACCGCAAGACTCCTTTTTCCGACAAGGATTTTTCTACCCTCGCCGACGCTTCTCCAGCCCTGAAGAAATCTTGTCGATGGACGACTTATCGCCCTGCTGTTCACCACCGCGTCGCACGCCACCACTGGCCTTGTGAGGATCTCCACCGCCACCACTCTGGGTCTCGCTCTTGAACAACGGAGCAAACTTTTCCTTGGCCTTCATCTCAGCCACCAGCTCCTTGATCGACATATACGTACCCGTGGTGCCGCTGTAACGGGGATCACCAGCCTCGTCAATGACGTGAACTTCGAACTTCCCGTTCTCTTCGGTGACCTTGACCTGTTTCTCGATGAAGGGCCGGGCCAGATCCGGATCTATGGCTTTGGCTTCGGCCAGAGCCATGGTGGCTTCGTTCTGCACGAGCAAAGTATAGAGCTGGCCTTGCAGCGCGTCACCGCGCTTAACTGCCTTCTCGAGTTCTACTGCGTGAGATTTAGCCAACTCTTCCTTGATCTTGGTGACCTGGCGTTCCAGATCCTCTGCACCCTTACCCTTAGACGCCTTCTTGATTTCATCAATCTTGGTATTGACTCCTTCGAGAATGGCATCAGGAGTATCACCGAACTCAGACAGTGCGCTGAGATCGATGACCTTGCCCTTGGCATCCCTGGCTTCAGCACGCGAAGCCACGAGTGCCTTGTTCAGTCCAGTGATCGCACTCACTGCGGACTTGACCTTGGGATCTGTCGTATCCAGCTTGAATTTGCCGTCGTCACCTTCGACATACAGGCCCCGAAAATCCTGCGGAACCTTGTCAATACTTTCAACGACAGAATTATCATTGAAGTTGAATTCCATTTGCTTCACGCTCCTTGCGAGTCACTCGCATTTAATGTGCTCCTCTACTTACAAGGCCCTTTTCGACCTCCGCGTTTTGAGCCAGTGCCCTTACCTGGTGCCCGTCCCTGTCCTCCACCACGTCCATTCTTCGGCCCACCAGCACCACGTGGCGGTCCGGTTCCATCTCGTTTCGGCATCATCACCTCCTATCCAGCCATGTAGTCTGGAAATTTTGCTGCAAGCTCTTTCAACGTCAACTCATGGCCTGTTCGCTCTACGAATTTATCAAGAGTCAACCCTTTACGAAAGGCTTGAGCCTTCCTGATCCCCAATACCTCATTTTGGAATGAAGTCGGCTGTCGGCGGAGCCATTCTTCATACGTAGTCTTACCTGGCACTGTGCCCACGTTCTGCTTGACCCAATCCTGCCGTGTACGCTTAACTGCAGAATTACGCTGCTTGCGTGACATTTCCTTCCAACGCTTTGGCCCAACCTTGGCTTTGGTGTCTGCGCGAAAATCCATTTCACGCTGTCGCCCAGTGCGTGTGTCTCTCACAAACGGACGCTCTGGCATCTTCGCCTCAACACCCAGTGCATCCAATACACCTACCGTGATGCTGCGACACCGGGGATGAGCGGGAGGACGCGCACCGGGGGGATCAAGGTGCGGCTCCGGAATACGACTCATTGGGGTATCGCCAACCGCGTCGTAACATCCGTCGCGCTCCATGCAGATTAGAGTCGTCCTCCCGTCCAGGGTAGAGACCCACATCACGGCTTCCATGATGTCCTTGTTCTCTGCGAAGAACGCATCTCGACTTCCGTTGCTTACGTGATTCACTGCAGTGCGCACAACTGTTTCTGCATTTGCTCGAGTCAATGACTGTGAAGCCAGAACACGTCCTGTCATCTCAGGGACGGTTTCCCCTTGCACCATTCCCATCTGAATTGCTTCAATGATCCGGCGCTGATCTGCAGCCGCCACGCTCTCCCACCACTGAGAGAGCGTGCGTGCTGCGTTGGCTCCTCCGGAGAATGGAGTGGCAGTGACTAGGGTATTCAATGTCTGCGCCGAAGCACTAGCATAATTCAGTTCAATAGGTAGTGCACGATTCAGGATTCCCCGAGTAAATTCCTGTTCAGCCTTGGCAAGTGCAAGGAGCTTTTCACGGGAAGTAGCATGCAATGAAGCAAAGAGCTCCCGGCGCATCACGCGGATCTCTTGTAGCATTGTTTTATAGCGCTTGCTGGTCCAATCTCCTGTCTTGAGTCGAGTCAGGAGCTTTTTCTCCAGATCCTTTTCGGCTTTCTGAAGCATTGCCAGCATGGCTCTCACATCTCCACCAGCCATGCGCTGAACACCCACAGCATGGCGGAGTGAAAGGTCTAGAATGCGCTCGTTTGCAGTCACCTACTTCTTCCTCTTCCGTGGCTTGCGCTTGAATCCATCCGTTGTGTGGTAAAGCGCCACCTGTTTCTTCGTGAAGAGCCTGCCGCTCGGAGAACGATATTTACCTTTATTCTTCCCCCGTGTTATCTTCGTGAACGGCACCTTCACCATCTCCTTCCGGCAACGGCCCACCAAACATGTCCATTGCCTCCTGCTCGAGCAGCTGCGCATCTGCGTCAATGTCGTATTCATCCGCAAGCAATGCCCGGCGCTTCAGCTCGGTCAAGAACGCCTTACGTGAAATGTCGCGATTCTTCCGAGTCTCTTTTAATATGTCGAGCTCCTGTGGAGTAATTTCCTCCGGCCCAAAGTCCGTAGATAATAGTGCCTTTCCTCCACCTTCCAAATTCAGCCACTGCGCCGTATAGTGCAGTGCCGTAGTGAGCGCGTCCGCAAAGCGCATCACCATATCCTGCAGAGGGGAGGTTGCTTCAGCGGAATCCAGAGCGCGAGCCGTAGCTGTTTCGCGATCCGGCCTCTTCTTCAAGAACTCTGCACCATACTCCGACATTTGACGTTCCAGATCCGCCAGATCCATTCGTCCAGCCTCAAGCGCTGCGCCCCCATGCTCCACATAATAATATCGCCCTTGAGCATCTGGGCACCACAACCACCTGTTCGGCCCAATCACCAGTTCCTGGTTATCATCCGTTCCCCCGGAGAGCGCCAGTAACGGGAATCGTGCCACGGTGACGCATGCACGCTGATCACTCGTGCTCTGCCAATGTGCAATATTGAGATCGGCCAAGTCCTCCACTGGGCTCTTGCCCACCATGAAGTCCTGGCGGTCCGCATAGAATGTTACCAGCGGAATGACCGGGAGGGAGGAATCATACGTATCCACCATCTCCCAGTCCTTTTTCTTCTTGCGTGATTTTATCTCGCGATAAAGCTCGATTACTCCGTGTCGTCCGGTTTCATCATCCACAAGAATGATGCGCCGAACTTGTGGCACTTCGTATTCAGCGAAGCCTTCACGCATTTTTATACTCTCGAGAATACGAACCTCGCGCAGCACCTCAACACCATCCACAATCTCCGCACTGGCAAAGAACAACTGTTCGGGCCGGATAGCAATCCAATAGGGCCGCAGGTTCTGGGCATTATCATCCGCCACTGTCCGCGTTTCCCGATCAGGCACGCGAGGATAGTCCACCAAAACATGGCTGAATGCCTTGGCAACTCCATCCTTGAACCAATTCCGCGCGAATACGTGCACATCGTTACCGAGAAGATCGATATCATCCAGCACAGATTGCACCTTGGGTGGAACCATGTCAAAGCCAATCGGATCCGAAAACGGGCGACCCACCCAGCTTTCGAGTGTAATCTTCGTCATGTTGAATAAAGTGGAACATGCCAATCGTTCATCGTAAACATCCTGAATCTCGTTGGCATGCTGCGGTAGATATGTCGTGCCAGCCTCACGTAGCGCTTCCGTGCCATCCAGCACCGTCTGGATCTTCTGCCACGAAGCAATCATGCAATCATAGGCAGCACTGGTGGTCAGTGGACTCTTGGGATCTTTCTCAGCCATTTTAGAACGCTCCTGTCCTTATCGTCTTCGGTTTATACCGGATCCGGTAACGAGTCTCGTCACCCACGTGATCTTCCGCGTCTGTGTCCACGTCATCTAGGTCGCCATCATCACGTGGCAACACGGGCACCGTACGGATGAACTGCTCGCACCGCTCAAGGATAAAGATCCCAGGTTCCTCCCGGTACGATTCCTTACTGTTGGTGAGCAGTTTGCGCAGCTGCTGCCACCCCTGTTTACGTGAGCCCGGCCCCTTATCCGCCGGAAGCCAGCGCACCCCCACCGAGCGCATGTCCCCGGCGACGGATGTGCCAGGCTCGTAGTCATCGAAAATGGAAGAGTCTGCCGGTCCCTGCTTGACTCGTCCCTTGATTCCCCAATCCCGTTCACGCTCGAGTATGCCCTGGGCTATGTCTGTGCTTAGCATTCGTGCACCTTCGTTTGCATGCCCATTCCAGCCATACCACTCGGCCACTCGATAGAGATCTCCGCGCAGCTTGCCGTAAGTCACGCCATTGTGTTCAAACGGCTCGCCATTGCTCTGGGCCCACCAGCCCACGCTGAACGGTTTGCTCTGTCCGTGGTCGTAGCTCCTATCAATCCGCCACAGACGGGGAATCTTGTGGGGCGGAAAATTAGGAACCACGTGCAGGCGTGGATCCCAAACATCATCAAACATGCCACCGGCGACAATGTTCCAGTCTCCATGCAACCATGCACGCAGTTCCTGTGGATTACGTGCTGCAGCGCGAATCCGCGTGATGTACTTCGGATCCGCGTACAGCAAAATCTTATTCTCTCGAAGCTCACCATGAATCGCCACGCGTGGCGGTTCTAGCTCGCCTTCGCGATCTCTGGAATCAGTAATTACCGGGCCTATGATATGACCTGGCAATATGGGTAGCCTCCACCGCGTTTTCACCCAGTTGTGTCCGACACCATACGGGTTGGTCGTGGCACGGACCTTGAGTGGAATACCGACAGCAGTGGATCGATTGCAGCTGAACATTGACTTGTAGCACTGGTCATCCGGCCACGTGGTCAACTCCTCCCATGCGATCCAAGGGTATGCGTGGCCGTGGTAGCTCCAGTAGTCAGCTGGGCGAAGAAAATGCCGGAGGAAGAGCTTCTCACCTTGGGGAAATGTCCAGAAGTGCTCGCTTCGGTTGTAGTTCGCACCGGGGAAAATTCGAGGAATCCATTTGAGACACTTATCAATAATATCCTGCAGCTCTGGGTACGTGCGCCGGAATATGATTCCGCGCCACTCCTCGCCGTACCCTGCTCCCACGTGCTGCAGGAAATCCATAATGAGCGCGTCCGTCTTGCCCGGTCCGCGTGTGCCTTCATACAATGCTTCGGGAATTGGACAGGAGAGAAATGCTTCCTGGCTGCCCGGTTGTGGTGCCCATTCGATCGGCTTGCGACCCTTCCCTTCTACAAGGAAGGGTTGTAGGCCATCGTCCGTTTCCACCCATTCAATCTGGTTCATCGCCCATCCCAAACACTCGCGGATCCGCCATCAACTCGCTGTACGCTTCCATCGCGCTACGGGCGACCGCGCTTGGTTCGAGCGTATCACCGTATGCTTCGCATAGCTCCTCCGCAATAGCTCCTGCTAAAACACCCACGTGCTGGCGTTCCTGCGCCGTGGTCCTTTTCCCCTGTTCGATGATTCCAATTCGTTTAGTCCGCGGATGAATCACCGATCTCACGCGTACTTCCAGATAACAACTCCGGTCCTGACGCCTCATCAACCGGACTTCCACTTCTCCGTTGTCCATGTTGCTCCTCCCACTCGTCCGGCGACACGGGGATGCCCGGCACCACCAATACTCCACCAGACAGATTCATGTCAACGGTTTGACGGTCTCGATATTCAGGAATGTGCCGCTTCAGCATGAGCTCAAGAATGCGATCACTGCGCTTGAGGACGGTGCCGACCAACACACCACCCTGGAACACCGGCTCCTCCCAACCTTCAACGGCGCGACGGTATGCTTCCTTCTCAAGAGTGTCGCAAAAATCTCTGTACGCTTCAGCCACGGCTGCGGAGAACTCATCATCCTCCTTGCGCGCGACGCGGATGGTCTCTGGGCAAAGATCCA